ATTTTGTAGGATAGCATCTGCAAGATCAATATCGTTCTGCAGAGTTACCAAGCTGCCACGAAGCTGCTTGTTGCCAGTACCGCCATTATTGGAAGTAGAGGCTGAGTTCGTGGACATAGTAATAGTAGCCATAATTCAATCCCCCCTTATGCTGCGTTATACTTGGCAGTTACGATTGCTTCAGGACGAAGAATCTTCCTACCGTATAGATGCATACCACGAACAATGTCAGCAAAGCTGTCAGGATCACGATATGTTTCAGTTTTGTTAATCTGCTCTGCAGTTGCAACAGCAGAATCATGTCCAGCAACTAGAACACCAAAGTTAGCATTCTGGTTAGCTGTTCCTGATGTACCTGGTCCTGTACCTACTGCTGGTAGGTTTGAGGATGAGTACAAACGGAACCCATGAAAGTTATTGATAACAAGACCATTACGTAGTCCACCTGATTCACCGTAGTCTCCATTCATGAAGCGACTATCTTCATCGGAAAGGATTTCCATAAATACAGGATCAATTACCAGCCAACGCCCTTGTGTATCAACTTGCTGTTGGTCAAGCAAACGCTTCATACGAGCAACAACCATCGCAGGTGAAACAGTTGCAGTTGGTAATGACGTAGCACCTGGCATACGAGCAGTTACTGGGATTGAGTGATCACCAGCAGATGCAGTGGTAATGTTACCAAAGTCACTCTTTTTGAGTTTCATGCTTGAAAGCAATTCATCATCACCTGCAGTAAGAACAGCTTTTTCACCACTTGCGGTGTCATTAGCTGTGTCTGCTTTTGCATGTAAGGCTGATTGTTTGAAGCCTGAAAGATAACCAAGAACCTCTTGGTCATACTGGTCAGCTAGACGGTAAGCTGCACGATCTGTTGCTAGATCCATGAAGTTAACGTGGCTGTGTGCTTCTTCGATGTCATCCATCTTAAAAGCAAAGTAGTTACTTTTGTCTATTTCCAGAGTGAAATCTTCATCGTCAAGGTCTTGTGCAGTGACAGTTGTACCGCGAGTATAAGACTGAACTGAGATTTCAGGTTCTTTGATAATACGCACTGTATCACCTTGGGCAGCTATCTCCCCAAAATAATCAGAGTTTGTAATATCGCCAACGGTAGCAGCTTTACGAAATGCAAGCTGTACCTTTTTAGAGTAGATTACGGGACTAAAATTACCATTAGGTAAATTGCCATAACCTGACGCACTTGAAAAAGCCATGGTATAATCCTCCTATAGTTTGGCTTTAGAAGCTAAACACACTGAAGAGGCTGTTACATTTTCTAGGGTGCAGATACTATTTAGTTGGCCTACCAAATAATTACTGGGCCTGTACTTGAACAGGTAGTTCTTTTAGTTTAGACTTTTAATGAAATAAACATTAACAAAAGGTAGTCAAGAAGAGGCTTTTGTTACATGTCCATAGTTATACTGTTGAATTTATATTTGTCAACAGTTATCTTGCAGATCCAGATACATCGTAAATAAATTTTCCACTGCGTAGTGCAGAGTTAATTTCATCTGATCTTTCTGAAAATTCTTTATCAGACATTCTAGCTACTTCAGACTCTTTTATAGAATCAGATGCATCTAAAATATCTACTTCTGTTTTACCCTTTCTTGTTACTGTCTTAGCAGCACTCTTTGTATTTTTCTTTTTGTCAGAAACAGTAAGACCTTTATCCATCTTATATAAATCAATAACTCTAATCACTGAGTCAGGATCATCTGAGTTTTCATATAGAGCATCTTTAACCCACTTAGGTTGCTCATCAGCCCAATCATGAAACCCATCTGATGCCCTAAGGTCATCAAAGTCGGAGTGAGCTTTACGTATTACATTCTCTGCACTGTCACGTTTTAACTCCATACGTTCTTCATCAATCTCTTTAATACGTATGTTAGCTTTCTCAAACATTTCTTGTGCTTGTTTAGCTGCAATTTTTTCTACAATGCCAGCTACATCAGGATATTCTTTTGCCCAACTTTCTATGTCTTCATCAGATTTAGGTGGTACTATACCTTCTTGTTTTGCTACTTTCTCTAAGCGGCTAAACTTTTCTTCCCACTCTTTTTCTTTTTCTTGTACATGTCGCCTAAGATCACCGTAACGTTTTTTAAAAGTTCTTTCTTCTGCAGATAACGTTTCTTCTTTAACTTCTGTATCGGTCTCTTCCTCTTGGGGAGTTTCTTGTTCTGCATCTACTGGGGTATCTCCCCTTGCTTCAGCTTCAAGTTTTTTAATCTCCTCTTCTTCAGCTTGCATTTTCTTTTGTTTCTTTTCGTAATTGTAACCACGATCAACAAATCCTACAGACTTTTTTGTTTCTACTTGTGTTAGTTCAGGCATATCCTATCTCCTTTTATGTTGGGGTCAGCCGTAGCTGAGTAGCCTTATAGTTATTTAGTTTAGGGGTTATTCATCAAATCCTGTCATTGCAGCTTTTATACCAGCAAACTCTCGTTCTTCATCTACATTTTTAGGTTGTATAGCACCTGAAACTATGTCACGTATTCTTTGTTCCCGTCTTTGGTCATCTATTCTGCTACTTGAAGCACTTTCTCTTGCTTGATCTCTTTCATATTTTTCAGTAGCAGTAAGTGTAGGTTTTGTTACAAGAGGTCTTGGACCTGGCCTAATAGAGCCTATTTCTTCAGCAGTGGGTGCTAAAGAACCAGTTCGTTTATATCCCCCAGTTACAATAACAGGTGGAGTACTTTCATCATCATCATGATCTACAGGTGTTGTCATAGTCGGATCATAAGTCATATTTTTAGGTGCATTCTTTTTGAGTTGTTTTTCCCAATCCTTATCAGTCTTAAAAATTTTATTACCAAACACATCTACAGAATCTTTAAATAGCCCAGCATCAACTTGAGTACTATTAATTTGTTTTGCTAGTTGACTACCAGTAATAAAGGGTTTAAGTTTACCTAAATTGTTACTATTAACGTAATTATTAAACTTAACTTTTAAAGCATCTACATCTTTTCCTTGAGCTTCAAGTATTGCGATGTTAGCTGCAACTTGAGCTGCATTAGATGCTTTTGCAAACTTACCTAAAACTCCTCCGCCAAATATTATCTCAGCTGCACTACCTAACATAGTTGTAGGTCCATCTAAAGCTTTTGAAGTTTGTTGTTCTAGATTATTAAAGTCAGTGTAATCATAACTATCCATCCAAGTTGTACTATCTTCGCCTTCATCTTCATCTTCTCCCCCATTGTCTTCGTCTGTTTTAACAACAGGTGGTGGCATTTCACACATCTTAGTTTCTGGATTATAAACCATACCCCTAGCTGCACAGGAAGCTTCTGTTTCTACTTCTACTGGTGGTGTAACTGTTGAAGTTTTTCCTGCTGGCCCAAATAAGGTGCTACCTAAACCTACATATTGCATTGGATCAAAAGTTAAACCACCTTCATTCATACCTACAGCATCACCAAATTCTTGCTGTAGTAAACGTTTAAATTCTTCATCAGAAAGAGTTTCTTCTTGTGAAGTTGCAACAGGTTCACCACCTATTCTACCATTTGCTTCCATAGACTGCAAGCCCATTTTTGCTTCTGTACGAAGATCTTCAAAAAACTTTACTCCAAAGAATCTAACAACATCAGCGGGTACAACATACTCACCTTCAGATAGTTGAGCAGGTATATCATCACGTACTTCTGAAGCCATAGAACCTGAGGGTACTTCATTGCCAGATACAGGGTCTTGGTTCATGCCATCGTCTTTTAGTCCACCTTCTTGCATAAAGGCCATTTCCATTTGTTTATTATCCATTAATCTTATCCCTCAAACGTAATAGTGATCGTAGTGCACGTATCTCACCTTGCAGTCTGTAGATCTCATCAATCTCCCTAGACTGCTCTAGTGTTACATGTGTAAAGGCTATCCGTTCAGCAATCTCTTCGATAAACGGAGTGTATAACTCTGGGTTATTTACAAAAGGTTTTAGTGTATTATTCACGACGAGTTTCATTGTATTTGTTGTTGACCAGTATTAGCTGAGAAGCCCTGTTCTCCTGGTGTAGGAGCTGTACCAGTACCTATGTTACCACCCCCGCTACCTTGAGTATCCTGTACCTGTGCGCCAGCAGGAGCGCCCTGAGGAACTTGTCCTTGTGCTGTAGGTGGTTCTGGATTTTCAGCTTTAAACTTCTTAAGTATCTCTGCTTGTACTGCAGCATCAGACATAGAATTAACAAGCTTATCTGAATCAAGATCCATAGACTTAGCAATCTCACGAATAATATAATCCATCTTAGCAAATGGAGCTAATACAGGATTTTGTACAACTTGTAAAAATTGCATTAATCGTTGACTTCGTACCTCATTAGCCATTAGGCTTTCAGTACCACGAGCTTTTACTTCAAGATCACCTTTAATTTCTTCGTCGTAATTAAACTGCATGTTAAAACTAAAAAAAGCTTTAGCAAGTGGACCAAGCAAATAATCATCTACATTTTTAACTACATTACGGATAGAGCCGTTGGCAGCAGACATAAGCATAGAAATACCAGAGGCTGTACGACCAACACCAGACACCCCTGTCTGACCATGTGCAAAAGATGGAAATCCAGTTGATTCATCTGCTAATACCCTCGCTTTATCAAACATCTGCATGTTTTCATTAGATACATTAGGAAACTTAGTACCAAAGATAGCTTGACCAGGCGCCCCTCCCTGTCTCCTGAACACTTTCCCTGGATACACGGAGAGGTCTTGCCCTGGGACGAGATTTGTCTCGTCAACCTCAATAAGCATATTACCTGATAATGCGGCATTATCTACTGCCATACGCATAAACCCATTCATTAAGGTTTGAGTATCATCCATATTTTCTGCAATACCAATACCAAAAAAACTATAAGGGCTTACTTCATAAGGCATAGAAAAATACGGAATAATTGCAGGTGTAAAAGGGTTCATAACTAAACGTAACACTTGTCCATTACAAACCCAGATGTTTACACTTAGTTCATCCATATCAGAAAGCTCTGAAGGAATATCAATATCATGACCTTCAAGAACTTCTTTATCTACATTACCCCAAAACTCAAGAACTTCATAACGCTCTGTTCTAGTTTCTTGAGCATCATCTTCCATAACTTGTTCCCACCACTCTTTAGTATAGGACTCACCAAGTTTAATTGAATTATCAATAGCATTGGCACGGAAGAAAGGTCGGCGTTTAAGTGCACGTAGTTGTGAACGAGACATTTTATGGCGTTCTACAACATACTCAGCCTCATCCATATTAGATGCATCGGGGTCTGGATAAAAGTTCCATATAGATACAGAAGAAGTTTGTGGTACTGTCTTGTAAGTTGGTGAATACTCCCCACCTTCAGCCCAGTTAGGATATTCTTTATCTACTGCAAATGGACCTTTCATTACACCTGTACCAAATAAGGCACATTCAAAAGCTGCTACACGTAATTGTTTATTAGCACCAGACTCTTCTAGTTGATCTTGAATTTGTTTTTCCATCTTTTTTGCAGCAACCATTGCAGGATGAAAAGTAATTTCAGTGGGGGTATTACCATTACCTTCTTTAAGAAGGTCCATTACAGGTTCAAATTTATCTTGCATACCCGCTAGACGTTCTCGAAGATCCGTCATAGTTTCTCCAGGCAAGAGTTGCATGTCCTCTTGACTAGGGCCACTTTTAGCTTTTTGCATATCTGGGTTAGATTCAAAATATACAGATTCAGCTACACCTTCAGGAAGAGTAGTGGGTTCAATGCTAATAGGAAATTTATTATTTCCGAATAATACTTCTACGATTTGACCATATGCAGCAAGTACTTTTGTTTTAGTTACTTTAACAAATACTTTAGATTTTTCTGTAGAGGTAAATTGTACATCAGGTCCATAAATACCACGATAATTACGGTAAGCTTGAATCCAACGTTGTTCTTCAGTTTCACGGGCAGTAGAAGCTTTACTGTATTTTTTTTGAACTAAACCTACAATAGTACCTGAGGCTGGATCAGAGTAATCTTCCGCCTTAATATCATCTAATGCATTAGAATCTATTGACTCCATCGTATCTTCAAAAAATTCATCTTCTTCCATATCTTATCCTTAATAGCCAAAGGTTGCGTCTGAAACTTGAAATCCTGTACTATGATTATTAGGATCAAAATCAAATAGACTGCTTCGTGGTCTAGTCATTATACCGTACCTTAAAGCATCATACAAGTGATCTTCTGCGTGTGTATCTACATCTTCAGGGTTGTTTTTATCTAAAGGTATAGCTGGTATCTGAGAAATAGTATTAGTGCAGTTATTAAAAAAAACCATTCTTGGTTCTTCTGTAAACTCATCTATTTGTAATCGCCTATGTATTTCATTTTTACCAGCTACACGAGAACCCCTAGATCTATCTGAAGGTCTCCAACGGCAACCTTTCATAATCATTTGTTCAGCAAGGCTAGGGCCAGTATCACCACGATTATGCCAAAGAGAAGAGTCAAGAACTCCATATCGTATTTTTTCACCGTCTTCAGCTTCTAGTATCATATCCGCTAGATCAGTAGCGGTAACTTTAGAAACATACATTTCTCTGTAGATAATTAATTGTTCAGACGGACTTACAGTAAACCAAAGAACTCCTGTAGCAGACCCATAGCCATAGTCACAAGCTCTAAACTTTACCCAGCTGTTAGGTATATCAAAAGGTTCTACTACATGTTCTTTACGATTAAACTCTGGAAAGGCTGCACCTTCATTGATATCCCAGTCACCTTCTAGTAGCTGCCTTCGCTGATGCTCAGGTAACGACAGAAGATTAGCCTCATACATGCCATCTTCTGCTAGGTAAGGATTATCGAATAAGGTAGCAGGTATAAACCTACGTTTAAATAGTGGCTCACCTTCTCGACTATGACCTTTTGGCCAGCATATAACTTCACCACTATCTGTATCCGTTGCCCAAAATGTTTTGTTAGGAGTGTTAGGGTCAATAAAAGTTTTTTTAACCCACTGATGACCTGGACCTCCAGGGTTGCTAGTAGCTCTCATGTAAAGTGGTAAGCCACTAGCTTTAGTTGTTCTAAGCCGTGACCTCATATAATTCCAAGGATATGGGGTAGGCCACTGTGTAAGTTCGTCAAAGCCAATCCAGTTAAAGGCCTGACCTTGGTATAT